AGTTCTTGCATTGTAGGATTAACTGCTACAACTTGCATAGGTGCAATACCTACATACAGTGGTACTCCACCACCTCCTGCTACTTCTTGTTCGGAGTTATTACTTGCAATAGCCATTAGTCAATAATTTCAAATGAGTTAAACTCTTCTCCATCATGGTTCTCAGACGTGTTGTCTTGAACCTTTTCTGCCTCTACATCTACACGCAGTTGATTCTCTGCAGCTTTAACATCCTTTTCAAGCTGAACATCGTCTACAAGAGTAAATGTAATTTTCTTGAGTGCACGCTTTGGACGTCTTCCCTTAAGTACAGGGCTCATCTCAAAGAGAGTCTTGACTTCGTGTGCAGTCAAGCCATACTTCTTTGCAATTTGTTTGCGGTCCAGACCGTTATCAAGGTCATTGAGGATTTGAGATGTGGTCAATACTTGACCTTCTTGGGGGTTTGTTTGTTCTTCCACAATAGGTTGTGTTTGAATTTGTGCTTCAATCATGATTTCAGTCAATAAAGATTTTGTCCCACTCGAGCGGGAAGGTTTGTCCTTTGAGGTGTTCACACCTCGATCCGGCTTGAATATCTCCCATGGAATCGAAACTAATCATTGTAGTATCGTCTTCACGAAACACATAGCCGATAGCATCTGCGTTTGCACATGTGATATTCTTGATTTTACCAGTCAAGTCTAAGTCCTTGACAGCTACTTCTTTACCTTTCTTATCAATCTTAGCTTCTTTTAAGTGTCCGACTAAGATGATGTGATCGGCTAAGGTATTCAGTCTATCAATCCAAAGTTTGTATGCTTGTCTGAGATACAAGTAACCTGCACCATTAGGGAGTGAAAGAACACTAAGTCCTTCATTCTTAGAATCAAAGTTCTTACCCATAGGAGTATTCTTGTAAAGCTTTTTAGCTTCAGACTCACACCAAACTTCTAATTGAGTTACAGTGTCAATAGCAATGTACTTGTATGGTTTACCTGCATTGATAATTTCTTTCCCGATTTTACCTAACTCACTGAGGTTTTTGGCTTTAATTTTAAGCGCCTCAATCATATCGGTACCATCTTCTAAATCAATTATCAAACAGTTATCTAATTGAGCTAACGAAGTCGTCTTCCCAATTTTAGGTTGTCCATACAATACAAAATTTTTAGGACTCTTCCTTGCAGCTTTAATTTTGCTGGTAGGAAGGCTAATCTTTTGTTCGCTCATTAATAGTAAATGTTGAAAGGTCTGTTTGAAATGGAATCATGCCCAGCAATCCGTCACGATTTTTCTCCATATGACATGCTAATAATCCTACTGGGTCTTGACCACAATAAGAATCAGTAATTCCATACAAATCGTAAGGTCTTTGAAGCATCATCACAACATGAGAATCTTGACCAATTGAGTCACCTCCGAAGAGATCAGTAAGCAATGGTTGATATTGCTGTTTGGCTCTGTACTCCTGTTCGATGTTACGATTTAACTGAGACAATAAGATTGTAATAGATTGCATCTTAGCTTGAATCCACATACACCCTTTAGATAGAGTGTTCAGTTTTTGTAATTCAGTATCCTCTTTCCCAAGCACAAGTCTTGAGTGGTCAATTAAATTAATCACAGTTTTCGAGGGGTATCGCATAAACATGCTTTCGTTAACTTTCTTAATTATGTCCATGTTTTGAGGGATACTGCAGAAATACAAAGGATAGTCCTTGTACCTCTGTACGGCTTGCTTATACCTATCGAATGCTTCCTCTGATAGAGTAGTCTCTACAGAAAGCAAATCGAATGTCTGAAGCTTAGTGTCCTTTGAGCCAGCACGTAATATCTGCTGCTCACCAGGCATCTCGAAGCTCCAATAGATGACCATGAGGTCATTCTGATTCTGTTTGTTTACATCTAATACATCGAATATTAATTGGTTTGAAAATGCTGATTTGCCTACACCTGGTCGTCCAGCAATAACATACATCTTTCCGGGCTGTAATCCACCCATCAAGTTTTTGTTTAGCCTTGGCCATGACGTAGGGTATACACGTCTCTTCCCCACCATACCATCATGGACATCTTGTATAGATTTCTCTACTGTCTTTGAGATATGATAGAGTTTTGGGAGGTCAAAGTTCCCTTGTGATGCGTCGCTCATTGTCTTTGGTTTCCGTTAAATCTTGATACTTCTCCCAAGTACACTGGTTTACCCAAGTGCTGAGCATCTGCATGTAACCTAAACTATTAGCCTTCTTTCTTTGATCCAATTCTATCTGCAGACAACGAATAACTTCATTGTGTTTAGCTACACTTCCTTTAACATACTTCTCGTACTTCTTACGAGCTTGTTTGTTTGCAGCTGCGTCAGGATCTTTTGCTCTTAATGGTCTTACTCCCCCATTTACATACACCTTTAGAGGAAAGTGGGAGAGAAGCTCTGACCACATCTGATCGTAGTTTGACATATTAGCACAACTAAATTTGTCTCTTACGATGTGTCGGTCAATGCTCTCCCCCAGCTTAACTAGGCCTTTGGTTTGCAGTCCTTCAAGATCAACAACTAAGTTTAGATTACTTATGGCATCATGGGAATTTCTCTGTAATAATGACAAATATAAGTATTCGTCAGCAGTTATCCCAAATTTTTTGAGACTTTCTATTGAAATCTCGATAGTCATTTGTAATCTATAAAAATTATTTAAACACCATGTGTATTTTAACTCCCTTGACCTCAACCTCAATTGATTGTAGATCCTTGTTGTTTACTACAACCTGTTTAGTTTTAACAGGTACAGTAGTTGTGTTTTTACGCAGACCAAGAAAGTTTGCTCTCGCACAAACAGAAGATGGTGTTCTATCGAGTATTTTCCCAATCCTCTTAGCAGATAACGTGTTGTAGTTGTTCTGCACGAATTTATCTTCTGCTAAGCTCCAGTACTTGTATCTAGCCATGTTACGTTTGTTAAAGGTTTGATTGCATTAGTTAGCCACTTCTCCTCCTGTGAACCTTTCACATAAAGAATGTAGACTTTCCCAATTTTGTTGTCATGTAGTCTTAGAAGTCTACCTAATCGTTGAATCATAGGCAAAGCTTTACTATCAAGGCCAGCAATAATGCCGACACTGGCGTCAGGCACATTAAAGCCCTGGTTGAGCGCTTTTGTGCTGCACAATACTCTGTGAGATCCTTTGCTGAACCCATCAAGTATCTTCTCTCTTCTAGCTTTACTGAAGCCCGAATGGTAAGCCAGACCTCCAAGAGCGTCAGCCATAGTGCTAGTAAAGCTATTAGTGCCACTAAATACCAATATTCTGCTATCATTGTGCTTATCTATTAGTTGTTTAGCTACATCAATCTTAGCTGTAGAGTGCTGTACTACCTGCTTACGCTCTCTGATAGCATCAAAGAACATTTTAGCAGCACCAGCATCTCCCTGTATCTTTTTCGATAAGATTAATTTAGCATCTTCGAATGTATTGAACCCCCCAATTCTGTATTTAGCTTGTACAAACTTATTGTTAGCCTTCTTGTACATAGCTTGATCTTCTTCGTTGAGTTCCACAGGTACACAGTAAATCTCATACGGAGCCACCAATCCTAAATCAACACACTCATCGAGTGTAATTTTATAGCGGACAGGAGCAAGTTGAAATAAATACTGTGCGTACTCTAATTCCTCAGGTACAGTAGCTGTCATACACAGCAGCTTATCGAAAGTATTCTTCTCGAAGAACTGTCTATATACTGGGCTCAATCCTAAGTGAATCTCGTCACATACTACGATGTCATAATGCTCATTCTCATACTTATGAGCTGACTGATAGCATACAATCTCTATCTTATCGAGTATAGACTCATATCCCCACTTCTTAAACTCTTCTGCAAACTGATCTTGCAACTGAGTAGTGGGTACCAAAAGAATAGCGCGTTGCTTGGGTTGTAATAGTTTTCCAATAGCTAGTACACCACAGCGACTCTTACCGAATCCTGTACCTGCTATGATAGAACCTATATACCCATGCTTAGCCCATAAGTTTAGGGCTCTACGCTGCTCTTTGTCTTTTATCTCATTCGTCGTATTTCCTACGGGCATCTCCTTTATCTTCAGCTGCATTCCATTCATCTTCTACGATTGAAGCATCTAATGCTTCCTCAACTTTTTGAATAACAAAATCACTTAATACTTCAATTACAGAGTTACCTGCAATAAAAATATTATCTACATCTACGTAATGATGTCCTGAGGGTGACTCGTAGTATGTGTACTCCACATCAAGAGCTACTCCTTCAATTTCTATTTGTCTAGTCATATTATTTCAAGTTTTAGCAGTCTTGCTGCTTGTTTAACATTGTATGCCTTATTAGATAAAGCAATTATCTTATTAAAGTTTACTGCAAACGGCTCATACGTTTGTATCAATGCATCAGCTTGCCTATAACTGTTTAAGGCTGTAGCATGATTGCGCTTACCTATGTAGTCTGCAATAGATGAGTATGACATTCCTGTCGAATCTCTTGCTATCTTTACAAACGCATGCCGTGCAAACACTAGATGCTGGATCCTTGATTCGGATCGCATCTCCTCAGGAGTTATATCATAAACAAAACAACAGCAGTCAAGTAGACCATTAAGATCTATTTGACTGCTTTTACTTGCATTAAGAGCGAATATCCTTGCCTTATGATCTAATCCTGGATATACCCAGTGATTCATTCGTCTTTGATAAATACTCCATCTACTGTAACCCCAGTACGATTTTTAATCTGATTGTATGCGGCTTGTAGGCATTCTTCAGGAGACATATCTACCTGCATACATAAGATAATCAAGGTGACAAACACGTCCCCTATCCCATCTTCTAAAGCTTCAGAGTTAAGCTTAGCTAATGCACCAGCTGTCTCTCCTACTTCTTCCATTACTTTAAGCATTTGACCTCTTGGGTCTGCTTCATGCAAGTCACGAGATATAGCCCATGCTTGCACAAGTTTAATTAGTTCATCCATTTGTGTTTGATTTAAGATTAGTACCCGGAGCGGGACTTGAACCCGCACGGACAATTCTGTCCAACAGATTTTAAGTCTGTCGTGTCTACCTATTCCACCATCCAGGCAAGATTGTGCTTAACGTTATCACCCAACGTACCTTGACATGGTTAAGGAATAAGCATTGTAAATACGTATACAGAGTTACCGTAATCACTGAAAGAACTTTCCTTGACAATAACTTTTACAGTCTCACCTCCACTAGAGCGAAACATATCGTAAAAATCATCTTTAGAACGAAAGTATAGTCCCCCAGAATCAGGAGCAAAAGCTCTGTAAGATTCTACGTTTCCATCAGCACGCTTAACTGAGATTTGTCCCCACTCACTGCTGTATCCCATAGATGCACCAGGGGTTCGGCCATACTCATATAACTCAATCAAAATAGATTCCCCATAATCAATTACTTTGACTATAAGCTCAGAGTTTGTTGTTGCACTATTACTGAACGTGCCTTCAAACAAGGCATATGAGACGGTCTCTCCTGTAGGATCCCCAAACTCATCTACAATAATAGTTTCCTGCCACTCATTGTAAGTGAGCTGTCCGAAAGTAATAGCAGTAATGGCTGCTAATCCCATTGTAAGTAAGAACTTCTTCATAATTGTTTGGTTTGTGGTACGTATCCTTCATCAAATAGGACTTGTACCGAGTTATCTAAGATAAGATGAATTGCTCTGTCTATTGATCTAAAAGTTTCTTCTTTTTCTTCATCATCAATGAATTTGTAAGCACCATCGAGTTTCTTAGATAACACTTTAGATGTGTTTCTCAATACTGCCTTTACTTCATGACGATATAGACTTGTTCCTTCTAAATCATCCATCAATTCTAGTCCAGCTTGCATACAAACTAATAGTTTAATGAAGCTGTGTTGTGCTTGTTCAAGGTCTGGTTTCATTGTTTGTTGGTTTTAAAAGCCCCCTCACCGTTGTGAAGGGGCTCTATCGAAAACTAACCCCGGGTTCAATAAAAGGGTTAAATAAATAGAGACTATCTCTATTCGTACTCCAGTCAGGATTCGAACCTGAGACCTACGCATTAGAAGTGCGTTGCTCTATCCAACTGAGCTACTGAAGCAAGTAAAGAAGCAGACCTTGCATACGTTGGTGGCCTATGATGCAATTTCATCCACCCGCTTCTACGTAATAAATCTAAGATTTATAGTCTGCTTCTTCGTGCGCCTTGTAGGACTTGAACCTAGTACCAGTAGTAGTCCGGGTGGGGCTTGAACCCACGTGTAACCAACTACTCTTTCTACAAGGTATAAGCTTGAGGAGATACCGGACTATTTTTAGTTTTATGGGATTGAATACCTCCGCACCTCCTACTGCAAGTTGGTGTTTTCCCATTTTTTAATTTATGTGTTATTTGCCTTTTTTCTCTTGAAAACATTTTATTGCATATTGGGCATTGCAGTTCTATATAAGTTCTACTTCTCCCCTTTGCATTGTTTTCTTTTTGTGTAAGTATTTGAAGATTCTCTATGACATCATTCATCTTATCATTGTCAATATGATCTACATGCTCGTCTGTATTAAGATATCTCCCAAGATGGGAGGACATTAAGTATCTAGCATATGATGTTGATGTTTTAGTTCCATCATTCCTTACAAGGAGGACTACTCTTCGAGGTTCTGAATTTATATTCAAATATCCTTTAGAGTAGTCGCTCTTGTAAGGTTCCTGTAAGTCAAGTATTGCCGACATAATGCAAATATAATACATTTGCTCTAACC